TAGGGTTCTTATTGAATGCTGACTTAGAAGCAACAAAAAACTTACCAGTAGTTGGGTGGTGACCGAAAACGATAGAAGGAGAACCATCAAACTTTTCTGTTAGGGCATTACTAGATTCCCCAGATTTCATCTGTTCGTGGGCTTGTTTTAATGCACCCTCAGCGTGTTCAAAACCCTCGCTGCCGTGTAGGAATGGGCGATCTTCCGCATGGTGAATATGCTTTAGTTTAGCACCCTCAGCTTCGGCTTCTTCTTTTAAAAAATCTTTAAAATTTAACATAGTAGTATATTTAGGGTGCCACGATTCTCTGGAGCATACCCATTAGTTTGCCTTTTTCTATATGATGAGATACGAAATTTGTCTTTTCATCTATGCGCATGCATAGAGAAAACAGAGGCATACCTGTTTTTGTGCTTGAAAAGTTAATGAAAGGTTTAGTCTTATTATCAACATAGACTGCTTTTAAATCAATATTCATTAATGATAAAGAACCCTGTAGATTATGAAATCTAAAGATTTTAACTTCTTTGGCAGATAAATTATTTGGCATATCAACAGTTTTATCTTGCCTTGAAGAAAAATAGACTATTCCATCGGATACACTATTATAAACAGCGTTGCTCCTCTGAGTCATCATTCTATTGAATTGAGTAGCAAGTTCTTTGTAAACAATACGATTGGCCACACCGAGACCGTCGCTTTTTAATAATTCGAAGAATTTCTTTTCTAATGCTGGACCAATTTTAAAATCAGCAAGCTGAGCCCATATGTATTTGTGATCATCTATTGTACCAGAACTTTTAGTAGTAAACTTCTTTTGTTTATCTGCAACAGATAAATCCATTTTTTGTTTATCAATAAAAACACCAACGTCTATTTTTGTATCATTTGATGATTGAGAACCGACTGCTTTAATATCAATACGATTATATAAGCTGTTCTCATAAATCTTTTTAGCAGCATTAGCAACTGGCGGTGAATTTGCCCAGCGAACTGCAGATGCAATTACATTTTTTAAATTACGAAGGTGTCGTGGATTCTTAAGTGCTTTGATATTAATAAGGGGAGAATTTATTTCCCAATAAAGATCGTCAACAATTTTTGGTTCTTTATTTGGGGACTTCATTGGTCCAATTATTTGGTGCATATCACTATCATTCAACATCTTAATCATTTCAGTAACATCACCCTCAACAACTGCTTGATTTTTATTTAAGAAACGTTGAGTAACAGCAGCTGAATATATAATCTCAGTCATATCTCCAGCATTAACAGATCTTCCACCAAACTCGGAAGTTTTCATAATCTGATCTAATGAAATCATATTTGTGGTTTGAGTACCACGTTGATATGATAATTGAATGTTTTTAAAAGGTACTGAACCAGTTCTGATAACTGTGCTAATATCAACCGAGTCGGTAAGGTCTGTTGCTAGTTTTGTAACAAGTCTACCAGAGCGAGGGTCTGGATATGTTATCTTATTGAACGGTTGTTGTTTACCGTCCACCGTGGTGAATGGTGATTTATTACCTTCAATTAGTTTTTCGATCAAAGCGATAATACGAGTTTCGCCATGTCTAGATTTGAAATCTTTTTGCGTCAAGCCAGCCATCAATATCTCCTATACTATACAATATTTAGTTTATTATATTTGCGCTCCCAAACTAATATCTTGCGTAGTAATAGTGGAACTACCTCATTATGTTTATCAGTTTTAAAAGTTCTTTGAATACCAGATAATGTGCCAGAAACTTTATATGTTTTAGCGTAACGAATTAATGTAGCAACTGGAATAGTTGGTCTACGCATTTTGAAATCTAGATATGTACAGTGAGCGTGAGCTTCTATTTCGTCTTTACCAGCATGATACTTTCTGTTTTCATCTAGTTTCTTTTTACCACTTCGTTTGTAGTATGCTGAAGTCGCATTATAGGTATCTGGTTTACCATAGTATTGTCTGAAGTGAACAAACTCATGCATCATAACTTGAATGACACGAAATTTAAATCTATTCCAAGTTGTATCAGTAAATTTAAACTTCTCGTATGTAGTATCTGGACTTGTGTAAATATCTAGTTCGCAGTATTGTTCTTCAGTATAATAACCACCACCGATTGAAATACGTTTACAAGGTTTCTTTTCTTTATGAAACTGAATGCAAAAACGCCACTTCTTGAAGTAATTCCTCAAGCCAGTGGCGTCGTTTTTATATCGGTCTAAATCATCCCATACTTTTGAAGGAATGAATTTGGCTCTGAACGGTCTTTCTAAAAACCCAAGAAATTCGATAAAGTCGAAATTAAGTTTTTGAATATAGTTCATTGCCCTTGTTTTACACTTTTAGATTCTCCTCTAAAAATGCTATGACCTTCCCTTGTTCTTCTAAGTTAGTATTAGGAAATTCAGTGATGTATGACATCAAGTCAAAATTTGACAACAGATTATTATATTTAGTTTCCCTCCCTCTTAGGAACTGCTCGGACTGGTCGGAACCCCTATCTTTATATCGTTGTTCTAGAACCTGTTTCGGAGCATTTAGGAACACAATTTTAAGATCGGTATTGGGTAATCCCATAGCGAATTCTAGGAAGGATTGATTAAAGATCCGATCTCCCTCAAAAAGGATATTACAGTTATGACTAGCGATCCATTCCTGGACGGCAGGTTGGACTGCCATAGATAGACGGTCTGTCCCAGCGAACACCTCACCCTCTTCATACTTACCGAGGATATATAAATCACGCTCAGTGTTATACATAGCGGACACTAACTTAGCTGGTTCAATTGGTTGGAATACTTTGTTTTCCATATACTTACGAAACAAAGTAGTTTTACCTGTTCCTGGGCTCCCACCAACTGCAATAATTTTACGTGTTTTCATAGGGTTACTCTTTTTATAAATTGAAATCTCTTCTTTAGAAATATTAACTTTATCAATAAACATTTTTATCTTTCAATAACAACTTCATTTCTTCATCAGTGAATACCCACACACGACCAATAAAATGATTGACGTCAGTATCAACGTCATGTTTTTTAGTATAGGTAATCTTCTGAGCAATATCACGTGCTAGATTCTTGGCAATGTTCTCTTTGATTTCTTTAGCGAAATCTGGAGCAACTTCAGCCAACTTCATAAGTTCTTGAGCAGTAACTTTATGATCAATGACAAACCTATTCATTGAGTATGCGTCCAAGATGGATTCAATATCTCGTTCTGTTGTAACATTTGTAACATTAACAGCGTTAGCCATAACACCAATACTTGCCAGAGGAGCAATACCTCCATTAGAAACAGTCAGCGTATTTAAAACGTCATCAGGGTTCATATAAAATTCTCCAGTCCGATTAAAGGCATATCTTCATCTTCAAACATCCACTCAAGGTTATCTATTTTACCTGTATTTAAAAAGAAAGTAAACTTTTCTTTATCAATTCCTTTTTTGTTATCTAGACGCAAGTCAATAGTTTCATTTCTTGCATCCCACATAACATCCCAGTCAATACCATACCAACCATCTTTTTCGCACTGCATAATTTCTTCAGCTTGACGGTCTAGATAATAACCAAGATAGCGACCATGCTTTGCTCTAAAGATTTTCTTAAAAGAACATAAACATGTTTCCATAGTGAAGAAATCAATTTGATCTTTTAGTCTGGGAAAGCGGTCTTGCGTCTCTTCAAGAATGGAGCTTGCTTCTCGCTCAAGATCCAGATACTCTCCTGCAGTAAGTTTTCGATCCACATCGTCTTCACGTCCCAAGGCATACAATAAGCCATTACGATGAGAACGGGAACCATCATAATCACTAAGCATGAGAGAAGTAGGAACGATGTGAATACCAGCAGTATGGCGAAGATGCTGTAAATAAAACCAAGTGGAGTAACGACCAAATTTATGCAAGCCACCTTTAATGCTTTCCCACAAATTTTCAAAGTTTCTCTCTTCAGTGTCTCCATAATAACTCTCCAATCTTTCACGTTGCGTTGTATTGCCAATGAACTGTTGATAAGATGCGAACATGGCTGGCAAATGACCCTTGTTCCATTTTGTATCGGTTTGATAACGTAGACGTTTGTAGTTAGCAGTATTCCATTGCTCCATACGATCTACAGTAGCCAACTCAAAGTCAGGGAATTCATTCATTAGAATCCAAGCAGTTGGAAGATAGTATGTGTTACCATATAGCCATGCTAACCACAAACGCTGTTCATCATTGTGTTCATATCGTTTGTTAAGATAGTTCGTTGCCCATACAGCTGGATCGCAGTCGTCATACTGAAGCGACCATGCGTACCAGCGTATGAATGCTTCACGACGATTTTGTTGTAGTCTGTAATCCATTGAAAGGGTCTAATAATTTAATTTGTAGGTTTACTTTAGGGTGTAAGCGTTTCTTAGCTTCATTTAATTTATCAAGATATTCAGAGCCACGACGATAGTCATCCATACTTCTGTATGAAATAACCATGATAGAATCCCAACAATCTTGCCCCAAACCACCCATCTTGTTCATGATACCACCAATCCCCGAGTTATAACAACCGCTGATCGATGCACTAATAATAGCTTTTCCTGGATTTTTAGTTTCTAAATCAAGAACAATTGATTTTAATTCATCATCTGAATATACCTTAAAGTTATTATTCTTAATTTGTTCCCATGTTTCTAAGTGCTCTTTGACAGTTTTAATTGTAGCAGCAATTTGCTTTGCTGTCCAAAATTCTCCATATCCATCTTTAAATGCTTCTTTAAAATCTTCAGTGCCAATTTCAAGTTCTGGGTGGGTATCAGTAAAGTCAATAATTGCTTTTCGCAAATCTTTTTTAGAATTTGGTTTCTTAATCTTTTTTGAGTGGTTCATTGCATAACCAAACCACTTCATATTACATAATTTATCTTTGAACTCGCTACTGTTAATATATACGGCAGGAACTTCTTTCCACTTAACTTTATGCGCTGCACCAATTGTATTATTTCCATCTACAATTTTATTTGTACCATCTGGAAACACGACAATAATTATTGGAGAGATCTGTTCTCGAGCATCGGCTGGATCATCAAGCATGCGCTCAGCAATATCTTCCATATGCTCAAGTTCTTCTAAGTTTTCTCGAACTTGAATACGTTCTAATTTGTAGATTTTTTTTACAGATTGTCTAGGATGGACAGCATATTTACCATTATCAATATTTGATTTTAGTAAACGCATATCTTCTTTATCAACCTTTGAAACCTTTGTAGTTGGTTTTGGGTTAATACCATTGATCCAGTCTAGACCAACTTGTTTAATTTCTTCAGTCAAGTTAGAAAAGTCTTTAACGCATCCAACTCCACCACCAACCGAACGATTATAAAATTTTGGATTTTTAATGGCATCAACATGTTTGAGAAGAAAGTTCTCAAGTGTGATAGCCACCGATTGGTCACCTTTATAGAGAATGTGTTGTTCTAATCGACCATATTCCCAAGCCTCATTTGCATCGACATCTTCGGTTGAAAAGATATATCCATCATCTACCTCCGTGGTCTTGTGATAACCGATATACATTTTACCGTTATCAATATTTCTCCAACCATAGGTAATTCCTGAATACATAATAACTCCAGTTTCAATTCTATAATATATTATACCCTATTCTTGAATAAAAGTAAACCCCTCAAAACCCTTCTAGATTAAGGGGTTTCTGGCTAGTTGCAAGATCAAATATCTCTACGCAACCACCTTTACCTTTTCTATGAATAGCGTTATTGATTATCTGGTCAGTATAATCATAATCACCTTCTTCGAAAGTGTCTCCGTCAATTCTAAAAATACTTAACTGACAACCTGATTTCTGTTTCCCCCAAAACTTGAAACCAACCTTAGTATAGAAGCCAACTGATTCTGGTTCTGATGACACTCTGAAATACTTGGCACCTTTTTTCTTAGCGAGGCGGAGTGAATCCTGGCATAGAATTTTTGCCGCACCTTGCCCTCTGTGTTTAGCGAATGTGTGTAGTAGTTGCAGGTTAGCAACATAAGGTGCACGCTTAGAAATAGTTGTGATGATTGCAGCCATTAACTCACCGTCAATAGAGTAAGCACCCCAGCAGTCATTCCACTGGTCTTGCATATCTGCTTTTGCTACGAAAGTCTTGGCAAAGTTATCAGCTTTCTCGCTAGAGATTGCTTTGATAAATTCATCACGTGAACACTTAGACAACTTCAACTAGAGTTCTCACTTTCTCACCACGATCTTCTGGGTGTTTAGTTTTCCCCCAGCCGATGAATTGTAATAGATCCCATTGCATTGGTGGGAACTTATAATTATTTTCAGAGATAAGTTCAGCAACGGTTGGTCCATCGTTCAATGCTGCATCAAGGAAGTCCTCAACAAAACGGAAACATGATTCAAGTTCAGTTCTGTCCATTGTACCACGAAACAATCGGAACTCAACTGTATCAATATGTTTCAAAGCATACATGTTAATAGCAAAACGGAATGGGCGACCCATTGATACTCCATCTTTACCTGCTGCATGCATCTTAATGAATGAATCAAAGTCAGTTGCTTTATTGATAATGTTATCGCTCATATAATCAGGCATTGGACGACCACCATCAAACTTCAGATACATCTTAGCACCTTTAGCACCCTTCATTTGGTTGTGCTCAAAGAAACCATAAACGTGCTCAATAGCAGTTGCTTGATTCTCTTTAATATACTTGGTAAGTTTCTTCAACCCAGCAATGTCATCACGGAGTCCAGGGATTCTACAATGAATATGAGTATGAGCAGTAACTCCAACAGTGGGCGAATGACCCACCGCATCGAAGAGAGATTTAAGTTCAAAGTAACGATCGACTTGATCTTGCCAAGTTCTAGATGGCTTTGTGTTGATTTCTCCACCGAACGGAGGAGTTTCTCCCAATGGGTCAGCGCAGACATATTTGTATGGATCCCTCAAATTAATAATATCACGTTCAGAGTATTCCCATGAACCTAAGTTGTCTGGAATTGAAAAAGAGCGAGGCACATCACCCCACTCTATCTCCATACCATATGTAAAATCAGTTTTCTTGTACATGTTGTAGATCCAAATTTCCAGTTATAACTCTTTCAACCATCATAGCCAAGTCAGAGTCAAAAGTAAAGTATGTGTCCATGTTAACTTCAATTGTATGTCCTTGAACGTTTGCACGTTCAATAATATCTTTGGTGGAAGTAACTATAACACCATTATCAAAAGTAGTCAAGTATTGCGGTCTTTTACCATTTCTGAAAACTTTAAGGGTTTTATCTCTTGACAACACGCACACTGATAGTGATGCGTCTTTCCATCGTTCGAGGGGAGATACATTTTCTTCAATCGTGTGAAGAAGTAGTTCGGTATCATTTTTAGTTTCGCAATCATATCCATATAATTCCTTCCAGCGTTCAGGCAACTCTTGAGTAATAACACCATTATGAACAACAGATGTATTCTTATTACTGATAGGTTGGTTATATTCTAAGTCGCTTGTAGAATATCGGCAATGACCAATCATATAAAGATTACCATCGTCATTAATAAAATCTTTCAGATTATCTTTATGCATATGCTTCTGAATAAACTGATCAGCAGGAATTGCTTCTTTAATTGTAACGATGTCTTTTGTCCAACGAGGTAAGAATGAAATACCAGTAGCATGTAGTCCTCGAATTTTAGCTTCAAGGAATACACGTTTGAGCATTTCAAAATCATCAGCAGTTGGTTTTTGTATAACTGCGCCAATTATGCTACACATTATCCAAAGAACTCCTCTAAGTTTACTGCGTTTGCGTTCGGATGCATTTTGATAAGTTCATCACGACCAACTTTCTTTTCACAGAAGTCATACCATTCTTTTTCTTCCCACATACCTTCACTAACACCGTTCCACAGTTTTCTCCATAGTGGGTGTTCTTTGTTTAATCTGCGGGACTCAACGTATTCAAAACGTGCTTGTTCATATTCCCAAGAACCAAGCTCAAGCATCTTCTCACGGAAATAACATACCAATGAAATACGTTCAGCTTGTTCATCTCCCAAAACAATTGGAGTATTACCATGCATAACTTCATGGTTGTTAATTAGAAGCAAATCACCTGGACGAACATTAACTGCTACACGATACTCAGGTGCAATCAAATATCCACCAGTGTAGTTACCACCGTTTGATAAAACCAATAAGTTAGAAAGACCTTCGTTCAAATCACCTGCATCGTAGTGAGCAGCAGTACGGAAAGTCTTGTTTACTGTAACAGTAGTAAATGGTGTTTCAGGAACAAGGAAACGCTTATCAAGTTTCTCTGCAGCCCTCGCTTGATTACCATAACGCCATGGCAATAAATCCTTGAAACCTTTAGCGAGAGTTTGTAGGAATGGATAAGCCATAGCAAACTTCTCTGGATTAGTCTTAGTATATGCAGTTGCACGACCATATGGGATACGAGGATAACGGTCGAACCAACCAGCGATACCAGAGTTTACAGTATTAGCATAAGTTGTATCAGAGATAAGTTCTTTAGCAACCCAAGTGGCTTCTTCAATCTGAACATCTTCAGTTGCTACTAACATTCTCTCAACCCATTGATCAAAGTTGAAGTTGTTAGTTCTAACTTTTTCTAGACGCCAAACAATACCACGTGTTGATTCAAGGTTCTTTGTTTGTTGACGAATCTCTTCAACAGGATTGCCACCAGTCAGGCTTGCAGTTGGATTCATAAAGTAATCAACAACAGCTTCTTGGAATGGAGTGACCCAGTCACGGTTGCCTAGTTTTTCATTACGTGGTCCAGCTGCAAGTCCACGGTTCTGGGATTCAACTGCAGCTTCACGCAGACCAGCATATGCTGCGTCTTGTTCTTCTTTACTGAAGTAGTTCTTGCGGAACTTGAAGATAATCTTCTTCTCATCAGTACCTTTATCGCAAGTTTCACATTCAGAAGTACATGCTGTCTGAGTACCTAGATCGCAGTCTGGTGGCGCATAAACATCACAATCTTCTTCAACTAGAATATCATAATGTTGCTCATCAACGAACTGACCAAGTAAGTGTTTACAGTCGTATTTTTGTTTTGCTACAATAACGTTTACCATATAATCCTCTTAAAATTTAAACCCTTTGAAATCCTCTGACTTTTGCATACGACTACCGAAATCACTCTTATCAAATAGAGGTTTATCATCCCTATCATGACCAGAGTCAGCAAGTCCAACTTGAGCAGACGCTTCAACATCATACAGTTTCATTTTACTGCGGTCAATACCTACAACAAAACGTTTATAGAAGTTAGGATCGTTATAACGATTCTTCAACTGCTTCACGATAATCTGATTCAAGTTTTCAAGTTCTTCGCTTGACACCAACGCAAACATAAAGTCGGCTGTGGCTGGCAAACCAAACGATTCAGAAGTATCTTCAAGCCCTGGATCGCTATTAGCAAAACCTGAGCGAGTGGTTTGAGTTGCTGATACGATTGGTACATTATATTCAACAGCCAGACCACGAAGTTCTTCTGCAATGGCTTTAACAAAAGTATATGAGTTTACATTTGCGCCAGCTTTCATCCTTTGCGAGGAACAAATATTTAGATAATCTATAAACACGATATCTGGAACAAACTCACGCTTTAATCTTAGTTCTTCAAGCAATGCACGGAAGTGACCAGCATGAGCAGAGGCAGTAGGATATTCCTTAACAATAAGTTTACCTTGTGTTTTCTTTTTCAGCTTTTCAATACGTGATTCAAAGATATCTTTATCAACAACCTTCAACTCATCCATGGACAAGTTCAAAAGGTTTGCGTCAATACGTTCGGCGATACGTTCTTCAGCCATTTCCATGGTAATGTAAAGAACATTGTTACCTTGATTCAAACAGGCTGCACCAACATGACACATAAACAATGATTTACCAACACCAGTGCCAGCCAAAGCAATGTTCAGTGTTTTACGACTCAATCCACCTTTGGTAATTTTGTTAAACATATCAAGGTCGAAAGGAATCTTCTCCTCGACACGGTGATAGAATTCAAATCGATCTTCGAAGTCTTCGAGGTAATCATGACCGATATGATTATCAAAACAAACAGCAAGGGCATCAGAAAGAATAGAAGGTATAGCATCTTGTGTATGTTGAGGATCTTTACCCTCAAATATTTTAATTGAACCCATAATCGCCAGATAGACTGCGCGATCTTTACAAAACTTTTCAGTTGACTCAAGTAACCAATCTTGATTGGTGTCAGATTGAACTAGAGTTTTAATATACTCACCGCAATCACCCACTTCTTTGTCAGTGATACCTTTAGCATTACTAACTTCAATCGCTAGGATTTCTGGAGTTAATGTTTTGTTGTACTTATTGAAAAAATCAATTATCTGTTTAATGATAATTGATTCTTTACGGTCTCCAAAATATTCGCTCTTTAAAAATGGGATAACTTTGCGGCAATAATTTTCATCATGAATTAGATTAGTCAGAATTTGTTGTTCGATTCTCATCAGTTCCGCCAGTATATACTACATTATTCTTTAATAAATTTTCTTCAAGGAGTTCAACTAGAATGTCTCCAATATAATCCCTAAACTTATCACGCTCAAGGATACCAACAGGATTCTCTTGAATATCATATTCAAATTGAACCCTGAGGAGTTCATCTTCTTCAACTAACCGAACTCTTCCATAGGTATAAATTATACCTGAGTATGGATTGCAAGTCAACTTTATTAGTTGGTTGCCGTTGTAATCTTCATCCAAGAGTTCGTAGTTTTTGATCATTCTTCGTGATCCATCTCAGCAAGTTCTTTGTCAATTGATTCATTGGTGATCATATCGACTTGACCAATTGAATATTTGTTTTTGACAAAATCATAGAAAGATTTCTGTTGTAAGATTGGCAACCAAAATTCTTTCGTATCAGTTTCTTTGATACGATACTTCTTCTCATCACCTACAATCTGATACCAACCGTTGGATGGCTTAGTAACATGCCCTGACTCGAGCGCAAGATCAAGTAGACCGCTCCACTTGCTAATACCACCATCAAAAGATACGCTAACAGGTATTTTAGATTTTTCTTTGACATATCGACTTTTCTCTACGTTGATAATGAAGTTATAACCAACAACTTCAGTACCGTCTTTCTCTTGTTGACGACCCAAGATAAAGATGTTATCCGCAGAATAGTATGAACCTGTACCACCACCAACGATGTCTTTAGGGAACAAACCAATTTCTTTGTAGGTGTGGTTAACAACTACACATGGGATATCTTTAAGGGTCAAGTGTGGGGTTACCATACGGAACAATGACTTCATTTGTTTCGCACGGGACATATCTGCAACGGACTTTTGATCAAGTGCGTCTTCAACTTCTTTCTTAGAAGCCAAGTTACCAATCGAGTCAATTACGATAATTACTCGCTCACCTCGCTCGATGTTTTGAAGTTGCTGCATGATGTCGAACTTGAGTTGTTCAACATCTGTAACAGGAGTATGGAGCACCCTGTCAGTATCGATACCGAAAGCATCAAAATAACTTTGAGGAGTACCGAACTCAGAGTCATAGAATAAAACGACACCGTCTTCATATTTGTCCAAGTATGCTTTAGCCATTAACAAGCTGAAAGCTGTTTTAAAATGTTTTGATGGACCAGCCCACATTGTAAGACCAGGTGTTAATCCACCATCCAACCTTCCAGACAACGCAACGTTGATTACTGGAATTGTGGTAGGAATCATATCCTTCTTCGTAAAGAACTTAGAATTAGCAAGGATAGAAGTATCCTTAATTGTTGAGTTCTTCTTTAGTTTCTCTAACATGCTCATAATAAACTCCTTAAATTATCTACCACGTAAAAATTGTTCAAAGTCACGCTCGCTTAAAAAACCAACATGTCTGCGGACTTCAACGTTATCATCTGACATAATTACCAATGTTGGTACACCTCTAACGTTCAACGCTTTCGCAGAATTCATATCTTGATCGATGTCAATATTAGAATATGTCCAGTCTTCTGGGATTTGATCTTTTTTGGCTTCAACAACTTTCTCTAGCATTTTACATGGTTCGCACCAAGTTGCGTAAAATTTAATTAGTTTCATATATTTTCCTTTGTGTTAAGTAGTCATATTTATCCGAAGAAGTCTTCAAGCGAGGATACTTCCTCAGCTTTCCAATTCAACGGTTCGATAATAGTTTTTAATGGTTCTACAAATGTCTTGTCAAATTGTGTGTCGTAGTCAATGAACGATTCTAGATTGAACTCCTTTGGAAGTTCTGTAATGAACGCAATGACGTTTTCGTGATATGGGTTTGGTGTTCGAAGATAAACAAATTTAATCTTGTCACCTTCCCTAATAAGTTGGTACTTCTTGTCAATACCTAATTTCTTCACATAATGATTATATAGAAGAGCAGCACGAACGTGGATCGGTGTACCTTTCTGATAGATCGGTGAACCAGCATACTGCTTCAATCCAGAAACACCACGTGGAAATGCAATAGCTTCTACAGGAAACTTTTGGAAGTCATCCCTATAACCAGAAATATACTTCTGCATAACCTTCTCATCACCCTCAAGAATAACCCTTACGGACTTCTTGAGTTCTTCGCGAATAACTGATGGAGTCGAAGAACGAACCATAGCCAAACCAAGAACCTTTAGTTTTGGAGTTGCGTATTGAACACCTTCAGAGTTATGCACGTTAAGAACATAGTTCTTCTTAGCAATCCAAATACCTTTGTCAGCCAACACTTCACGCTTCATAATCATCTTCTGACTATAAGCATTCATATACTCTGCCAACTTTTGATAAGTGTTATCAATGAACGGTTGGAAGATATCTTCACAAACCTTATCCATGTACTTAATCTTACCAGCTTCATCTTTATCAGCAGCAAAGTGTTCAACCAACTCTTCCATTGTTAGATAGATTGAATCAGTATCAATTGCGATAACAAAGTCTTTACCTTCGGTCTTCAAGATCTTGTTCATGAAACGATTAAACTCATTAGCCATCCATTGAATAGACAACTGACCAGAAGTTGTAATACCCTCAGCCATACGAATATCGAAATAGCGGAAGTATGCATTACCCATAGCACCATAAGCTGAGTTCAAAGCAATCTTCATAGCCATCTGTAGGTTATTTAGACGACTGATTTCTTTTCGAAGTTCATTGTTACCTTTGTCATGTTCATATAGTTGTTGAACTTTCAACATCTGCTTCTTGAACTTGGAACGATTACCATACATCTGTTCCATCAACTCAGGCATGAACCCCTTGACATCTCGGCGATAGCACCAACCATTAGCAGTCATAGAAAGGTCACGTTGTTTCAAATAAGTGGTATCAACTTCTTGAGCAAGTAACTTATCAACCGTGCATGAAATCTTTTCGTGTGTGAGTGTTTCTGGTGAAATGTTATACTGCATAATCAAATGAGGATACAATGAGTTCAAGTCAAACGAGGCAACCCACTTGTGTTGGCCAACTTGAACATCTTTAACGAACGCACCCTCAAACTGTTCGGTCTTTGAACCGCCAGTCTTCATTGGAATAACAATACCTTTCTTACGCAGGTGATTGTAAATGATAGCATCCCACATACGAACCTGCGAGTAAACATCTTCGTAATTAATCTTCGCTTGATAAGCCATAGTAAGATGCAATTCGATTAGACGCATCTTATCTTCCAGCTTGTCAACCAACTCTACGTCATGAATGTTATACTCAACAAACTGTTGCCAGTGGTAAGTATAAAACTCACGGAAAGTATCTCCAGGATTCTCTTTCTTCTTATCACCTAGTTCCTGCTCTGCAATGTAGTCCAGTTTGTAGGACTCTTGTTTGGAGTAAGTATACTTTTTGTACAACTCAAGATAGTCAAGTTGAGCAATACCAGAAACATCATAATGGATTTCTTCATTACCTTTGATGAACGTCTTACGTTCAGTAATCATACCCCATGGTGAAAACTTCTTGGCTAGGGTTTCGCCAAGTTCACGAGTAATACGTTTAATCAAATATGGCACGTCAAAGAAGTCGGTATTCCAACCAGTGATGATATCTGGATAGTTTTGTTGCCACCAAATGATAAACTCTTTGAGTAAGTGTTGTTCATCTTTACAGTTAATGTAAACTAGATCGTCACGGTTATGAACGAAAGCACCAACACCAAACGTGATAATACGTTTAGAAGAAAAGTCCTTGACTGTAATCAAAAGAACTTCTTCGTTGGCAGTTATGAGGTTAGGGAAACCTTCTTCGGTCTTCGTTTCAATGTCGATTGTAAAGATTTTAATCTGTTCAATATCCCAATTGATATCATAGTCATATTGATCACTGAGGTATTGAATACCATAATTCGTTTGCCCGAAAACACTGAATCCCTGAACACCATCATAGCGTTTCAGGAAATCACGTGTTTCTCGGATTGATCCAGGTTGTACTTCATCAACGTACATACCATCAAGAGTTTGCCAGTTGCTTTTACCCTTTGAGTTTACATAAAGGGTCGGCAAATAATCTATGCGTCGTTGGTAAGGTTTACCATTTTCATAACCACGCAACAGGATTTTATCACCAGCAACTTGAACATTAGTATAAAATTCCATTAAACTTGTTTTCCATACATTAGCATCATTGCATCCAAAGCGCAATCGTGAACAGGGTGGTGTTTAATACACGCTGCACGTTCAAAGTTTGGATACTCGATTTCACAATAACCATTAGTTGTACCATAGAGAATATCAACTGCCGTTCTTACATCTCTCCACCTATTATAGTCGGTTAAAGGTTGCAAGTCAAATTTCTTTGCTAGGCTGTCAATAACTAATTGGTCAAGCGAACCACGTGCCCACATAGTGTGTTTTTGAGGGGTTGTAAACTTATTAAGCCAATTGTGCATCTTTGTAAATGCTTGCTCAACTGTTAGGTCATCTCCACTAGGATCTAAAGCGCAACCACGTACATAATGATGTTGATTCTTCCACCATTCTAAAGTGCCAAGGTCAATAGTTCGCTTGGCTTCAGTTTGTTCTTTCGCTTTGAACTTGACGTAACATGCCCCATCAAGTAGGTCTTGATAGTTTTGATTCTTTCCTGGCTCAAAGTAAACAAGAGCAGCAGAAAGAACTACGGAGTTGGATTCAACCCCAAGAGTTTCAACGTCAAACATAAACATTATAGTTCTACCTTTTCTCCATCCTTGGTAAAGAATGCACGCATCTTTTGTTCATCATTCCAAGATTTAGTATAGTCATTATCTTTATCACAAATTTCAAATGCTTCTTCTTCAGAAACCACTCGATGACTTACGATAGTTTCACCCATATCATATTGAGAGAATTCTTTAGCTTCCTTCATTACAACAGTATCCATTGCCCACTCAGGATTGGTTGCTGGTACTTGAACCATATAACGCATACGGAATTGTTGAACTGCTTCAACCAATACCCAAGCCATTTCTGGTTGCTTCTTTCGGAGTTCCCAAGAACCATCTTTACGATCAATCCATTCAACCTCATCACCGATTTTAAAACCAGATTCCTCTAGAATCTCATCATTGAGTTGAATAAAGTATTCACCATCAGGTGCCTGTTCAACTTCAACAGTCCACGATTTATTAGACATAATTTAACTCCATAAAATTAGTTGTACCTTCATCCATCACACTTAGCTTGATATCTAAATTAGCTTTTTCAATATCATCATAAAATTTATTAAGAATACTAGAAGTCATTCCAGAAAGTTTATAGTTATTTTTGTGACACTCATAAACACTTCCACTATAACCATGGAACTTGTACCAGTCGCCATCTTGTTCAACATGAGTTACACCGCTGTTTAGTTTCCATGAATCACCATTCAGATAACCACCATACCAACCAGCAAGAATTTTATAGACAACAGTTTTACTGTTATCAAACTTTAACATAACCCAAACGTCAGGAGTATATTCACTCATCATTTTCTCCTTTAATAGCGAGTGCTTTGTGTAGCGATTTCTGCGCATGACGCAGACCAAATTCCATTTCAGTTCTTTGTTGTTTCAGAGTTTGTAATTCACGATAACATTTTTGATTATTATCGTATAGTTCTTCAGTATTTTTCTGAAGTTTGTCAAGGTAGTTAGTCATTTTAACAACAGTGACCCATGAACCATCTGCTAATTTAGTATGACCATCACGAATACGAAACTCATCAGTCCAGCGTTCGTTTAGTTTATACTCAGGCATTGGTATAAAGATAAACAATTCTTGTTGTGATAGTTTATCTTTAACTAAGGCAAATTGTTCTTGAATAGATTCTTTACCATAAAACATTATTCATCTCCTTCGTCAGCATATTCTTCTGAGCGACCTTCCATCTCTGCATGGATATCGCATAGGGTTTTATGCCAACCATCAGTCCATCGTTTTCCTGGAGCACCGCAAACTTCGCAAGTATGATAACTCATTGACTCTGCGAAACTGATATAGTGATAGTGCTCATCGATAGCACCTTGTACATAAAAACGTAGACCACCAAACTTTTCTTTGACTTGAGCAGCAACTGGAACATGACCACGTTCATGTTCCATTTTTTCTTTGGCTTCATCAAGCATTTCTTGGGTCACTACCTTAGTTCCATAAAGAGTATTCCCAACGCCAACTTCTAACAGATGTTGATAACGATTGTTCGCTTGACTGTAATGAGCATATAGTTTGCTACATAAAACGTCAATTAAATTATACCAACCATCACCACATTCAAACCCCCAGCACATTGCAGTAGTTCTCATATCCGCATTACGATCTTGAAAAATCAGAGGATACTTTGAGCATAGTGCTTCATCAAGTTCTTTTCTCATAATTTACTCCGCATACCAAATTTCATGGAAACCTTCTTCAAGGGTAGGTTCTTCCCAGTTATCAACCATATTAGAGATAACATCTTTTGGAATTTCTTTTCCAGGACGACTATTCAATCGCTTAATCAATTCTTCTTCATCAGGTGTTCTAAACACGACTGCAATTTTATGATACTCTGGTAACATATTGAACTTACGTTCACGTGATTTTATAGTAGTTGATGTTTGATCCCATATAATATCTTTACCCGCATCACGTGCACGAACAACTTTATCAGCCATCAACTTAACAGCAGTTGGCATATAATCACTAAAAACTTCTGAATAGGTTTGACCGCATTCTTTCGCATAGTCTTCTACAAACTCATCAGTAGAAACAATAACGCAATTGTCAGTCCACTTTTGATTTTTAATCCATGTGGACTTACCAGAGCCAGGAACTCCAACTAAAACATACAACTTATTTAATTTCTTGGCCATATTCTTTTTT